GAGACAGACGCAGATAAGAATAGGAATAAAGCAGACGCAAAGGGCGCATTAGATGTTGACTTCCTTGCAGAAAATAAGTTAGTAGATGTATTAGCTAAGCAAGATAAAGAGATGTACCAAGATAAGTTATCCCGCAACCTATTAGATAACGACTTCCTTGCAAACGTATTAGATATCATTAATGCTCAATTAGCGGCGCAGCTAGACTTATTAGGTAAGACTAAGAGCGGATTACTACCGGATTATGTTCCAACTTCAGGAGTTACAGTTGAGGTTGATGATCTACAAGTAACTTTATGTCGTGAAGGCAACGGTGATACACAATGTATTACAACTCCAAAAAACCAAAATACTACTGTCACACAAACACAAGGACCAGTAGAGATTAAGAATAGGATTAATAATGGTGGGAGTACAATAATAAATGCTACGCAGAATTAGTTATTTTATTTTAGGCTTACTTCTAGGCGCAGTAATAACAATTTTTTGGGCGTCTAACGCCAATGCAATTGAATACTCTCCAAATGGAACCTCAGGATTAAATCTTGTTTATAATGGTAATGATGATGATAATTCTTATACTGTCAATTTGCCTTGGACTATCAATTTTTTAGGTACTAACTACAATACTGTTTATGTTGGTACAAATGGATATATTACTTTTTCCTCACCAAACTCCACCTATTCTGGATTCTCTGCGTCTAATCCAGGTGGTCCACATATAAGTATATATCCAGCAGATCGTAGGTTATATAAATTGTATTATGCTCAGATAGGAGCTGGTACTGCTCAAGCACGATTTGTTATTAGAGCAGAGGGGGTTGATTATTCCAATGGTGCAGTTACTCATATATGGGAAGTTCATTTTTACCCAGGTACAAGTTATTTTGATATTTACTTTGTGGATGCACCATCATCAGGTAATGCAGGAACTGCAGGCATTAGTAATGGATCTGCTTATATATTAACTTATACCACAACTGAATCAACAGGTATTCGTATTAATGCCAATGGAACTCTTAATGTTGCAGCTGCTCCGGCTTATAGTTCATCTATTACTAATGCACAGACTACACGTAAAAATTCTGAGACTGCTCAAAGAACATCTCAATCTGGAAACGAGATACAAATACAACAGATAGGTGATAACAATAACTTTACCATAAGGCAAGGCGTAACAGTTACTGGTAAGAATAGGATTGAGTTATACTCTAACGGTAATAACAATACACTCAACTTAAATCAAGGTTATACGACAACTGGTACTGTATCAGCTGGAGATAGCAACGACCACTATCTTAACTTAAACTTGATGGGTAATACTAATACAGTAACTACTCAACAGACTGGTACAAGCAACTTTAATGAGACTACTATAAGTGGTAACAGTAATAATGTTACTAACCTTCAGCAAGGTACTAGTGGTAAAGTACTATTTGAGAATATAAGTGGTAACAATAATACAGTGACTACTAATCAGAAGGATTCTGGCCAACATTACTTAGATCTTAAGTTAACTGGCAACGGTCATAGTGTAGGTGTAACACAACAAGGTTCTGGTAATCATGCAGCAACCATTGACTTTACTAATTCTGGTGGAGCCTCATCACTTAACCTTAATCAGTCTGGAACTGCAAACCAAATATACAGCATCCAGCAAAGTTGTACAAATCCGGCTGGGTGTTCAACAACTGTAACTCAACCATAGATAAATAATCATATGATACCATTCAAATCTAAACACCGTAAGACTTGGTTCATCGATCTTGACGGTACTATATTAAGGTATAACTTATTAAAGTCTGCAGTATGTCAAGATAAGTTGTTACCTGGTGTCAAAGAATTATGGGATAGGATACCTAAGAAAGATCATATAGTCTTAATCACTGCGCGTCCAAAGTATCTTAAGAAACATACCATACGATTCTTAGAAAAACATGGGATTAGGTTTGACGACATCTTATTTGACTTACCAAACGGTGAAAGAATACTTATCAACGATGATAAGCCTGATGGGACAAAGATGTCTTTTGTGTGGGCTGTAAAGCGCAATGAGGGATTTTAAATAATTTTACTTTAATTAACAATTAGGATATAATTAAAAATGAAGATAAAACATCTAGTCATGAAAATGTACAAGGCATGTGTTGAACATAAGCCTAAAAAAGAAAAGAAACTTTGGTTTAAAGCATTAAAGAAGAGTCTACAACATAAGAAGACTCAGGTCATACAGTGAACCGTAGACCACTTAAATTCATAACAAGAGAACACGAATTAGAATTAATCCAGCGTTTAGAAACAATAGTAGATTGTTCTACGTTTGATCCAAAAGATACTGCTGTTATCATGGCATCGCCTGACTATTCTGCTACTGTTGCTATGCATTTAGCACATAGCTGGTCTAATAATGGTGAGATGATTACAATTATTCCTGTAGATGTAGCCTATCCAGATGAAACTGTTCTTCCGTATATCGATAAGTTCCATCATGACTTTTATTGGCACAAGAATAAGTATAAAAAGTTTGTATGCATTGAAGCTGGAATAATTAGAGGTAGTAATTGGGCGTGGTTAATAAACTCTCTTAATAGCTTTGATGTTGATAGAGAAGACATTACACTTATAGCTATGTTAGAGAATATACATTCTACCATAAAGTCTGATTATGTCGCAGAATACTATGATGATGAGAAAGAAGAACTTATGTTTTATTTTGAAAAATTTAATAAGCATTGGCCTATAAAATGAAAAAAATATTGTTAAGCCCATGGCTTGCATTACTCACATTATCATTATTGATAGCAATCAGAGTTTATGATCCTGCATTTGTAGAGTCGGTTAGACTAAGATACTTTGATACACTTATAACAAGTAAGTCCCACACCGTTTCCAAGCAGGTTCATGTGGTTAACATCGATGATGCATCTATCGAGAGACTTGGTCAATTCCCATTTCCAAGGAGCCAATATGCAAATATTATCGAAGACCTTTATCACCGTAATGCTGGTCTCGTTGTTTTTAACATCTTTATGCCTGACGCTGATCGCTTTGGACGTGATGCCAACATGGCTGATAGTCTTGCTAGACACCCTGTCGTCTTACCTCAGGTAGCAGCACCAGAGAAACAAAAAGCCCAAGCATTTAGACCTGGAGTTTCTGAGATTGGATCACCAGCTCATAACTTCACTGTAGATTATCCTGGTATCCAACCTAATATACAATTATTTAACACCAGCGCAGCTGGAATAGGAGTCGTGAATGTCTTACCTGAAATTGATGGCGTTACTCGCCGTATCCCTATGGTCGTATCAAGCGGAGGCTTGCTCTACCCAAGTATTAGTCTCGAAACTTTGCGCGTCGCAGTTGGAGACCCAAGTTTCCAAGTTAAATCTACCGATGTCGGAATCGAAGCTGTTCGAATCCCCAAATTCGCCAAGATCCCAACCGACAGTATCGGTCGTATCTGGGTTGACTGGTCAGCGAGTCCAATTCAACACTCTCTTGTGGACCTCCCAAAATCGTTCGATGGAGGTATCGTCATCGTTGGCCTCACCGCCCGTGGGCTCAATAACCCAGTTGCAACCCCTCGAGGTGGACTCTTTCCTCATTACGTTCAAGCGTCTGTACTAGACACCCTCACCTCAGGCACAAGCATATCACGCCCTGATTGGGCAGATGGTGCTGAGATGTTAACTGTAGTTGTACTATCAATATTAATAATCTTTTTATCGAGGTGGAAATATGCTATTGTCCCTATTATTGGGCTTATTGGCCTTTTATATTATGCTTCTCATTTTGCCTTTACTACTTACGGCTATCTGGTGGATTCTGTGTTTCCTATTCTCGCTTTGGGTCTTGTATACGCTCATTCATATACTGTCAAGTTTATAAGCGAATTAAATCAAAAGCTACAGATCAAGAAACAGTTTGGTACTTACTTATCACCCGCACTCGTTGAAAAATTACAAAAAAACCCAGAGCTATTAAGACTAGGTGGTGAGACAAGAGAGTTATCTATTATGTTTACAGATGTTAGAGGATTTACAACGATCTCTGAACACTATGGTACTGACGTACAAGGTCTTACTCAAATCATGAACAGATATATGACAGCTATGACTACTAAGATCATAGATAACGAGGGTACTTTAGACAAGTATATTGGCGATGCACAGATGGCTTTTTGGAATGCACCATTAGACGATAAGAATCATGCATTAAATGCAGTTAAAACCGGTTTAGAAATGTTAGGAGATTTAGATGAGTTCAACAAAGAAATTGCTAAAGAAAATATACCGGCGTTTGGTATGGGTTTGGGTATTAACACTGGTAACGTCGTGGTTGGGAATATGGGCTCTAGACAAAGGTTCGACTATACTTGCCTCGGCGATAGTGTCAATCTGGCAAGCAGACTAGAAGGACAATCTAAGCCGTATGGTGTTAAGCTTATTCTAGGTCAACGTACAGCTGAACTAGTTAAAGATAATTACTCAGTGATTGAATTAGATAACATTGCCGTAAAAGGTAAAAAAGAAGGCGTTAAGATCTATACGATCGGCGAAACAGTTAAGTATAAGCATGAAGAATATCTTAAAGAATACTATCGTGGTAGCTGGGATAAAGCTATTAAATGGGCCAATGAATTGGTCAAAGATGATAGCGTAACCATTAAGCAATACTATATGAACATGATTGAACGTATGGAAGAGGGTCTCCCGGCTAACTGGGATGGCACTTTTAGAGCTACCTCTAAGTAGCATATATCCTCCAGCCCGCGCTGTCCCAGGCGCTCCCGGGCATACCCAAAACAAAGTCTAATATAATCAATAACTTGCATAATACGTAAGTTATTGATCTATATACCTTATTTATTTTAAGGGGGCCTATGTACATTAATTAGCTAATCCGGTATAATGGTTATATTAAATCAACAAACGGAGAGATATATGAAACCAGCAATGACAATAGGATCAGATTTAGAATGGGAAAAACAAGCTTATGGTATGACCAAAGCTCAGTTGGACCAAATGGTAAAACTACAAGCATTCCCAGGTCAAGAGATGATGTTTGCAGCAGGCTTATTAAGCGATGCTCAACACGTCATCGGTACAGAAACACACGAATCAAACGAAGGTTGGGTTGATCCAAAATCAGCTAACCAAGCTCGTCAGTTCATGAACTGTGCTAAGGCAATCATGTTCGATTATTTAAACAAACAAAGAGAGGCAGCTTAATCATGGGTTTAGATATGTACGCGTATAGTCGCGCTAAAGACAAACAAGAAAAAGCAAATGAGCTCCAATACTGGAGAAAACACAACGCTCTTCATGGTCTCTTAGAGGACATGTGGAACGATAGAGGTCAACCGATCCCTCAGTGGATGCTTGATGAGTATCCAGATGACTTTAGAGAAGAGCGTGTTATCCCGTTCAATGGCATCGAGATGGAACTCACTGAAGCTGACATCAACTATATTGAATCTGCAGTTATGGCTAATGAATTACCTGAGACAGAAGGTTTCTTCTTTGGTGGAGACTCAAGGTTTGATGAGCATAACAAAGCTGGTGACTTAGAGTTTATTCAGAAAGCTCGAGAAGCTTTAGCCAAAGGCGAAGAAGTATTTTACACTAGTTCATGGTAAGCATGTACATTAATTAACTAATTTGGTATAATAACATTATGGAAAATCAAGATAAAATTAAACTCAACGTAAAAGGTCTCAAACGGGGATACATGTATTCTACCCCAGATCCTATCGACTATGATGATCTCATAGAAGATGAGCGTGAACTTTTAAATGCCATGGCCGATCCTCACTTTAACGGTCCTGGCTTTGACGAATAGACTCTACGCCACTTAATACATATATGCGGACTATGTCGACTCAGCTTCCGCGGGTCAGTGTGGATACACATATGTAGAGTCTTTTTTAAAGTGCATTAGAGAGGTCAAACTAAGGGTACCTCTATTTTACCTAGTGCACTTTAAAAAATAAACTTGAAAGGTATATTATGAAAAAATTATTAGTGATATTTCTCATATCAACAACAGTATTAGCTAAAGAATCCTGTGAATCAATCATGACTTCTGAGAGCTTAAGTAAGCAAGACATATCTTTAAGACGAGCCAAAGAACCAAATCAAATTTTAACATTTAAACAAAAGATTTATTTCTTATGCAGTCAAACGACTGAGGACACAGTGTATAATATAAAAGACGGCGGCATTAAATTACCAGATAATTATATCGAAGCTAATATGATTGTAAAAGAAAAAGATGGCACTATTAAATTAATTAATAATAACGAAAGGTAACATATGCAATTATTAGAAGAAGACCGTAAGAAAATCAAAGGCGCACTAGGCGAGATCTCTGATTCAATGACACGCGTTGAGGCTGAGAAGGACTTTGTAAGAGAAGTACTTAAGAACCTTTATGACGAGTTTAAGATCCCTAAGAAGACATTAGCAAAGTTAGCTAATACATATCATAAGCAAAACTTCAATGAAGAAGTGGCTTTGAATGATGAGTTTGAGACCATCTATCAAAATGTTACCAATCAAGAAGCAGAATAATTGTACATTATTAATTAATTATGG